GTATATCCCAAACCCTCCACCACTCCATGATACAGCATGGAGACTGCCAGGGGGAAGAAACCCCGCCTCGACCATTCTATGATAAGCATAGAAACTCTTCTCATTCTCCTGTTTGGTCGCTACCCGCTCTTAATTGTTGAAGCCAGGAGGGTGAGGAAAAATATGGGTGGATTTCACTTCTCTGATTGTGGGTACGGAAAGGATAAGTAGTCTAAGCGATTTTTCATTCCACCCAGCTATGCTACCCAGCACTTTCTATTGCCCAATCTCCAAACTCCAGTTTGAAAGCTGGAGGTAAATATGGAGCCACTTTTTCCGCTCAAGGGGACAGGCCATGGCTCCTACCCTATAGTCATCAGACCTAAATCTGATCTCCAAGCGATACTTTGGAAGATTGCCCTGTTTATAGCATACTCCATCCTAGAGCTAACTCAATTTCAATGTGGTCGGCACTTTATTACTGCATCCACATCCCCTTTAGGTGGTTAAGTCTCCCTCTTACTCCAAAGCGTTTTGTAAGTTAACGGTTAGGTTCCGTTGACAACTTATGGGATCGTCCCTTCATGTGTCCCCGCTCGACCATGCTCGATACAGACCTTGGCTTTGTACCCGTTAGATTGCGATTCTATGCAGAGCGGTTAACGATCCGTCTTACACCGGGCAAACAGTTTAGCGATGCTTGTAGGCATTGCTGTGGGCTTTGCAACGAGTCCTGTTCTTGAGAGCGCCAGTACGAGTGCGATTGGAGCCATTCTTGAGTTTGGACTTGTTGATACGGTCAAATTTTTCGACCTTAACTTTGGAAGCCATGTGATCATCCTTTCCGATAGCGAAACTAAGCTATCTTAATGATGATCGTACGCTTTCTTCATGGTATTCTCCTTTTGAAAATTGGTTGGTCCTGCTACGAGGATTCGAACCTCGATGGTGTGGTTTAGAAGACCACTAAGCGTCCCTCGCTCACTAGCAGGAAAGTTCCTGTTAGCTACAACCATTTACACAGGAACTCATGGAGGAAGATTTTGACCGTCACAAAATCTGTAAAAGACGCCCCGTTTTTCGTAATTGGGAGAACGCAGGGGGTTATTTACAAGATTACCCTGTATGCTTGAGTCGTAACGCTGACCAGCGATTGGACTTGCTTAAGGTCCGATAGTTACTTGAGGCTAGATCGTGACTCTAGCGTAGTGGCTTTCTGGGGACTTCCGAATTCTTGAGCCGGGTATCAAGTGCATACTTCCCGCTCTGCCCCATTGCGTTTCGATTAAGCCTTGTCCTGATGTCATTTCATCTCGCGGTCACTATCTGTCTTCCACTACTACGCAGGTTTGGTTTGTGCGTTAGCAACCCCCAATCGTCCACCATTTTCTGGTAGGCCGCTTGATTACTACAAGCTTCTCAAGTCTTTTGCTTTTCCCAATAACCTCTACTGGGTTTTTTGATATCATAAGTTTTACACCATTTTCCTATAGCCACATCACTAACCCCAAATTGTTTAGCAAGGGTAGAAGTTGGGGTGGACCACACAAGTTGCTCTAGTTCCTCTCTAGATGGTCTAGTGACTCTCCTTCTAGCTAGTTTTGGAGCATGAGGATCTTTTTTGGGTTTTCTAGATGGGTTATTCCTACCAGCAAAAGTTTCTGTTTGAGTGTGGCAATTAGGACATAAAAATTCTAAATTTTCTAATCGGTTATCGTTGTTTACTCCATTAATGTGTTCTAGTTGGAGGCTTAAAGCTGCACCAAGCCACTCTCCTTTATTACCACATCTGCATTGATACGGTAGAAGTTTGTCTTTAATAATTCGTCTTTTAAGACTTTTTTGAGAATAACGAGAATTTTCACAGAAAATCTTCTCGTAAGGAATATTACTAGCCATACGAAGGATCACAAGATTATAAAAATTAGGATGGAAATGCGCCGTAGAACAATCCAAGGCATCTATCCTAGACTTTAAAGTCTTTGAGTTATTACCATGAATGCACATTTTAAAAAAACGAAGAATTTCAGTATAAGAGGATGATTTGCTCACTAGAACTTTAAACTCCTCTTCCTCCATTTGCCATATTTTCGATGTCTTCTTTCTCACCATACCCCCAAGTCGAACCTACATTAAGAACTTAGAAGTTTATTTCTAGGTTCATTTCAAATTTGATCCGATGCTAAGATTCGAACTTAGAAGCCTTTCGGCGGCAACTTCAAAGGATGCTGCAATGACCATTCTGCCACATCGGAATAGGCTCCAGGAAATCGTATCCGTAAGAAATTGTAAGCCATGGAGACTCAGTTCTCACTTACGACAGGTTCCATTTTCTCTTGTTCCTAGAGCTTGGCAGATCATGACGGAATCGAACCGCTTCAGCACCATGGCGAAGGCGCGACCTTCTGCGATGTTTTCCCACACACAAGTTCTCCATGGAAGAACGAGCCAACCCAACCGTTGAGTGTTAAGGGGCATGATCTATAGATTTAATAATACGAAAATCAGATGGTGTGCCGCAGTCCCTACCACACTTTTTTACTCTAGCAAAAGAGCCTCTCGCCATTTTCAGGCATCTGAAAAACATTCCCCACCGGGCCAAAATCCGGCATTTTGGTATTGAGCCACCCACCTCGCTCTTCTCATTGAGCGATGCTGCTGCCATAGCTAGGCTTGATCATAGCCTGAGGAATTGGTATGCCCTAAGGGATTTGAACCCCTGACCTAATCCTTAGAAGGGATTTGCTCTTCCGCTGAGCTAAGGGCACATTTGATGTCAGCGGGGAATCGAACCCCAGTAACCAGGAAATCGAACCCGGTCCAGATGCATCTAGGCCCCACGCTACGCTCCAGCCCCGACAACGATAAATCCTGGCCTGAGGGAACAGTAAGGGTCTGTGGGGCCAACTCCCACCATGCAGGTTAGCCATCCTTCCCTGGATAGACTAAGAACCTTGTGACATTTCACGACCTTACCAGGATTAACTATTACTATTTAGTGGCGAGTATATCAATTTCTTTTTGAAGTTGTCCAGCTATTTCTTCATGCTGGACCATTAGAATTTTTCGTTCTATGGGGTCTTTGGTTACTAAAATTTGTTGAGTGACCTCAGTTAATTTGTCACTGAGGATCTCGGCTCTGCCTAAGCAGAGAATAAAATATAGGGCTAGCATTAGTTCTCCTTTTGTGGTAGCTCAACTAGGATTCGAACCTAGGACCCAGCGGTTGGATGTGGGACCATTAGACACCCTCCAAAAATCCCGAAATGAGCCGCTTGCACTGACCGCTGTGCTATTGAGCTAGGGGCTTAAAAGTTTCCAGGCAACGGTTTATATAGCGATACCCTGGCATCTCGCTTAAAAATCATGGGAGAGGAGTCACCCATAGCGGCATCGAAGGCTCTCCTCTCCCACTCATCGTGCCAGTTCTTCGGGATGAACCACGAAGTCGCTCTTTGCACGAACAACAAGACACGCTGTTAATTTCCCCTGATTGAAAGCAGGGCCTACTAACAAAGCACTTGTGCGGGGGTCCAAGGCTGTATCGGGTTATAGAACGATCCCTTCAGCACAAGAAATAAACCTTTTCCGCTAACAGGTAATTATCCTTATCAGATAATTTTTTGGGTTGCAGTTAGCATGTCTTGGTGTTCGTGGAGGGATTCGAACCCTCATGTTTTAACCTCAAGCCTACTCAAGCTTGACACACGGACATTAAGTCTTTCTTTTGATTTTTTATTCCAAGGGTGGAGAATAAAGTCCACTGTTTTGTAGTTGAGTGAATATTTTGAGGCTATTTCTTTCATTGTTAAACCCATTTGTTGCTCATTTTTCAAAATAGGGTTCCAACAAAGCCAACAAAGACCTAAGTCTCCGAGAGCTTGGAGTTTTGTTTCACCACAAGTGCATGGTGAGGATTTTCTTTCCGGCCTCTTTTCTGCTTTTATAACTTTTTCTTTAATTATCTTAATTTTAGGTAGTCTAGAAGTTAACTGTCCTCCCCATTTTTCTTGGACTCTTGCTTCTTCCTTTAAATGACAACTTTGGCATAAACAAATCAGATTGTCAAGCGCATGAGATTGCGAATTCATCCAGGGAATTATATGATGAACATCTGGCTTCCTATTTTTCTTTTCGTGACAATGCTGACAAAGCTCGTTGTCTCTCTTCCAAGCTAATCTACGCTGAGTTTTCCAGGAAAGATCATTCTTATCTTTACCGTAACGACCAGGAGACCAGTGCTTATGACCACCCCTCCAACGAGGGTTTTTATTTCCAGAATGGTAAGCTTGGGAACAAGCTAAGCATCTTTGAGATTTACTATTTTCTTTAAAAAATTTAATTTCTTTACAATCTATACAAATTCTTGCATATTCTTTTTTACAAGTTTTTGCATTAACACACGCTCTACTACAGAACCTTGTTCTTTTTCTAGATTTGAATTCTTTGTTACAATGTTCGCAGGATTTAATCATCGTTCATTAATACTGAAAAATTTTGGTATTCCCGACTGGAATCGAACCAGCGTCAATCGCTTAGGAGGCGAGTATTGATCCACTCAACTACGGGAACATAAGCTTCTGTAAGAATTTATAGGCTGGGGTTTTGTGGTTCCATACCTTACTCACTCCCACTTTTTCAAACTATAGTTGAGTAAGCACCACATTTTGGCTCAGTCCACTCAAACGGCAGTTCGGTTTGAAAAGCGTGAAGAACACTTAGCAATTTACTCTTTGCCATCAGCGGCTTTGATAGTTTTGATCCTATCTTTGTCATCTATAAGCCTAGACTAGCGTAGGGTCATGCCCTAAATTTACTTCCCCCTTGCGGGACGCTCGTTGTTGTGAGGTTCCCCTCGATTAGCTCTCCTGCTCATTAGCGGTTTCTCGGCTGCTGTAGCCACCTTCCACCTGTCCTAGATTGCTTTATTGACCGTTCATGTAATGCAGCACTACAGATGGCTCATTACCCTATTAGTTGTCAATCCGCCTGGAGTGGCGGGTCTCTATACTGTAACAGTGTTTCGTCACCGTTATCTCCAGCCCTGTTGGGTGGCACTCTTACCTTTGAGCTAACAGCTAGTTGATTTGAGCCTCCCAATCTACATGCCTCATCGGGAGGGAAGTCTGGTATTTTGCAGCGAAGTTCCAGGTGAAGCGGTCAATCGCTTTAGAGGCGATTCGTCCTTCCTGTGTAGCAACCAGATTCTTTTGGGAGTTGGTATAGGACTCTCAAGGAAGCGAGGATCAGTCACACCTTGCCGTGATCAGGCGGCTCCTAGCAGGTTTTATATTGTTGGACTCAGCAACCAACCTATGACCTCACACCCCACCTGGGCTGAGGAATAGTCTAGAAGGTCTTAAGCGGAATTCTTTCTTAGGTTTCGTAGTGCCCCGGCTCATTGATTTTTAACTGCTATAACTCCAGGAGTCTCCACCTAAACTACTTAAGCCTTCTACCCACTTCAACTGATTAACCGCTTCAGGGGTCATACTGCACCATCGTCAATACCTGGGTTAACCGCTACAAAACTCTTGTTCCTGGATGTAGCCGCCTATCGTTTCAGCTAAGCATAGAGTCATAACACCCAGCCTACCCTAGTGGTAATGGTAGGAAAATCGAATTGGTGTGACCTACGGGGCACGATCCCGTAACCCTCAGCTTAAAAGGCTGATGCTCTACCTATTGAGCTAAGGTCACATATTGGTCCCCCCACCCGGATTCGAACCGGGACGCCACTGGCGCGACATTTTGAGTGTCGTGTGTCTGCCGTTCCACCATGGAGGGAAAGTAATTGGTAAACATACTTTTGGACTCTCTATTGAGGATACCAAATGAAAAAGTCCAGGTCTTACACAGAAGAGCAGTTCAAAGAAGCTGTAGCAAACTCAGTTAGCATTCGCCAGGCTTTACTAGCCTTAAACCTCAACCCAAAAGGTGGTGGGGGATACCGAAGCTTTGCAGCAGCGGTAAGCGAGTTTGGGACTGACACTTCTCACTTTTTAGGAGAGAGAAGTAACCTAGGAAGAACTTTTCGATCAAGGCGATCTCTAGAGGACATTCTTAATAATGTGTTCCCTATTCAATCTCATCAGCTTAGGCTTCGTCTTTTCAAGGAAGGAATCTTTGAAAAGAAGTGTTACACCTGTAATCATGATACTTGGAACGAGCTACCGATACCTTTAGAGCTAGATCACATTGATGGAAATCATGAGAATAATAACCTCAGTAACCTTAGGATCATTTGCCCTAACTGCCATGCTCAAACTAAGAACCACGCTGGCAAGAACAAGAAAGGTTGGTAGGATCATGCTTCTGCCTACCAGTGTCAGCAATTATGGAGGTGTCATTCCAAACCTCCCCGCAACGGACTGTCGCCTAGTCTAAATGGCCGTTCTGTTCATCGTAGCTGACTCTTGATGCACCGTCAGACCGACTGACCATGGAGCTACCTAGCGGTTAAGCATCAGCGGCCCCCAGGATTCGAACCTGTTAAGGAGGGGTTACCCCTCGGAATATTGTCTGCATGGTCCCACTCAAGGGATCTAGCTTCTCAGGGAACGTGTCACCTTCGAAGTATGCAGAAATTACTCAGAGGAGCCCAGTCTCGTTGACAGATGAGTCAGGGCGGAAATGTCTCTTCCTTGTTTCTCTGAATGGTCGGGAAGAATGGTATTGAGCCACCGACCTTCGAGTCTTGCGGACCCGATGCTCTACAACTGAGCTACTTCCCGATATGATTATTGGAGTGCAGGGGGAGAGTCGAACTCCTTACCTTACGGATGGGGTTTGCAATCCCACGCCAGTCCACACCAGCTTCCCCGCACATGAATCCTCCAGCGTCCTAGAAACGTGTGGAGGGTAATCGTATTTATACGATATCAGATTGTCAAGAGTGTGTTGCAGCGGGGTTGCCTCGGCTCCCTACTTTGTTATTATACTTGGTGTATTGGAATTTCAAACCAAGTATTTTAAAATTACTTTACACACCTACTACTGAATCAGTAACCATCTTCATTTTAATAGATAGGATGTCAATTGGGTACACACCGGAGGAGATAAGTTGCTGAATAGCCATCATCATATCAGGGGCGGTTACATCCTTGGTGGTGATTCTGGCTCCACTGGTGGGATTGATGTAGTAAGCTGTATAGGTGTTCATAGTTACTCCTAATAATAAGTCGGTTAGTCTACTTCTGGATGGGCTTTACGGAAATCATTAAGGAAAATCTGAGCTTCCCTTCTTTCCACCCTACTTAGCTTATACCAAATATCGGCAGCTTCTTCACTGAGATTATCGTCTTCATCTTCGGTAATTGTGTTGTTGGCTCTTCTGACTAGAACTTCTTCGCAGATGGCATTATGTCGATTTAGGAGTTCTTGAGGCATCTTTTTTGAAATCATATCTGATCTGAACTTAGCAAACTCATCCGACATATCTTTCCCTATAAATAACCCATCATCATCTAACTCAAACAGAAGTCCACCAGACTCTTCGGTTATTTGACAGCATATGCCGCTTTCCGGATGATAGTATATCATGGGAGAATTACAACAAAAGAACTTGTTCTTCATCTCTCTTGAAGGTTCGTATTTCCAATCTTGAGGGTAAGCAATCAGCTTTTCTACTAGGTCACGAGGTAAGCTCATATACTAGGTTTCCAAGAACCATCAGGAAACTTACCCTGGTTTCCTATTGTAGCTGTTCTGCCACCAGGAGTATCCACAAATGGTGGCAGTCCCATCCAACCTTGGTTATCAGCAAAATGCTTCTTACCTTCCTCAGTAAGAGCGAATCCATTTCGATCCATCTCTTCGACTAGAAGACGCTTTTCATCTTTTACTAGCATCTCCAGAAATTCTGGAGGCGGGGTTATAACCATGTAGGAAACAAAAGGCTCAATTCGATTTACGATGAAATCAGCGTGAGACAGACCGGTGAATCTCCACTCTTCGATCTCTTCAGGAGTAATGTCTGTAATGACTTCGCCATTTTGAGTCCATTCAATATCTTCGAGAGGAGTATTATTGATCTCTTTCCTTCTGGCTCTCATGGCCATAATTTCTTCGACTGATACCCTCATACACCCTTCGCTATCTTCACCAATAGATTCAGAGCGGCACAGACTTCATCCCACTCCAGCATGTCCTTGACACCATTATCCCCATTATTTTCAGCTTCCATGGCTTCGCTGACTCTTTCGATGAGGGCTAACTGTTTCTTGGTCAAAATCATACTCACTCCAATGTAATGGTTATTACTGGATCACGGTTGGAAATAGAGAAGTACCATTCTTTTTTGGTTACTACTCCCTCCATATTTTTGGGTGAATCTTGTTCTACCCCACCCCTAACCTGAACTGTATCTCCAGTGTTTGGAAGAGATTTAGGCTCCCATTCAAAATAGGCTTCTCTGTCGCCCTTGATAAAATGAATGCTCATTTATTTGCCTTCATCCTATGGGCTACTGCTGTGCTTAGTTCCTCTTGGAATAGTTCTACCAATTCCTTTATGGAAACAACTTCAGTGAGGATGGCGTCTTCAATTGCTCCGATTTCAAGGTCTTCATCTTCTTTGCGATCATAGTAAAGGAGCTTGCCTATACTATCCTCTACTACACCTAGGATTTTCTTCTTCAATGGATCGCAAGCACAAGGATGACTGTGGCAAACTCCACATGTTTCGTAATGAATATAATTTTGTAAACTCATATGGTCTCCCTATTCCATTCTTCAAGCCCATGCCAGTTGGGTATCCATGGGGAGTTGTTGATCTCTTTGATATGAGACTCCACCAGGAAACGATGAGTCCCCTCCATGGCTTCTCCTAGAAAAATCTTCATCACTACTTCGTCATGATCCTTGATAAAGATGGTCATCCCATCAATACCCCAAGACATCCCTTCGCGGGTTCCACTAGTGTCCACTAGCATATCCGCAGGGATTATATCTAACGTATGCTCACACGGACCTGATGTATGACAGATCCCGCAAGTCTCATGATGGCTATAGGTCATTATCAACTCCCTCTACTTTTGAGGTCAGATCGGCTAACATTCCTTTAAGTTCTTCTGCTGAGGACCCAGATACTCTAGCGAAAAAGTTTTCTAATATTCTAGCTTTTTCTAATTTCTCAGGAGTCCAAAAAGGGGCAACATTGTCAGTCATTCTTTTACCTCCATTACATATACTGGCTTTCCTAGTTTTCGCATGTAGTCCACCATGTCTTTTGTTCCTCCACTTTTTCCATCCCATATGGCTATTAGGGCCTCAGCGTAATCCCCCATCTGGTGGTTTCGGATGAACCCGGCCTTATACTTTCCATACTTATGCCACTCAGCGGGAAATGGCTTCACAGGGATCTGGTTTATAAAAGCCCAGTCTTCTCCTGAAGAATCAATACCTTTAGGACAATGACCAGATACGACTTCAGTTATATCAAAACCAGAAGAATTTACAGCTTGTTCCACTAGGTCTATGCCTAGTAAAGAACGAGAGCCAGCGATGATGACTTTCACTTAACTTCATCTCCAAAAAGTTTACAGCCCCAATAGGTCAGCTTCTTGGGGTTGTAGTTGGTATCCTTAGGTGCGAATGGACTTCTCATAACATTTTTTCTAGTAAACAATTCATCGCAGGCTTCTTGAAATGTAGCTCCATAACCAATACCATGATAAGCTTCAATAGTCCATTCTGAAGGCTCTGAGTAAATATGGTATCTCATACCTCTCCTCTATGCATATGAGGGGTCCAGTTTGAAGCATCATCAAGCATTACAAGCTCTTTGGTTCCTCCACGAATCGGCTCTTGATGGGCCTTAAACCATTTCTGCACGGCAAATAGTTGACCACACCCGCCCCCAATATCATCCTGGCCTGCCGGATTGAACACACGGACATTATAACCAGCATCAAGGAACTTTTGACTAAACTGCTGAATCACATCTAGGTTACGGTAACAAGCGGCCTTCATGGATTCGTTCTTCGCACAGATAACAGAGAAAGTGAAGTAGAAGCTCTCCTTTTCGAATAAACGCATGAGATTGTCAGCGTCCACATCTTTGTTATTAGTCCCATCAATGCAGTAATTGAGATAGACAGGGCGACCAGTCATCTCAGCCCATACTGTTCCATAATTAGAAATTTGCTCCAAGGTCAGCTTAGGCTTATATGGGATCAGCCTATTCCTCTGTTCATTGGTGGACTTATGGATGGAGAACTGGAGACCCACTTTAGAGTTTTTCACAGAGAAATCTATGATGTCTCCAAGCACTTCCTCACTGTCCACTCCAATGGTGCTAATCAGATATTGAGCATTGACATAGCCAGATTCTTTCAAGAGGAAGATCGCATCCTTAACGGCTGGCCAATTAAGCATTGGCTCTCCCATTGACATCCCCATCAATTGGAGCTTTTTGCATTTAAATGGGTCTATTTCCATTAAATAAAAGATGGAACGCACCTGAGAAACAATTTCATCAGCCGTTAGGTTTCTTACAAAATGACCACCTGTTCCACAAAATTTGCACCCAATAGGACAGCCTGATTGAACAGAGAAACAAATGACAGTTCTCTCTTCAAAGGATTCATAACGATACAGAACGGCCTCTACAATAGCATCAGATTTGGTAAAGATGAACTTCCACACATTGCCTTCAGATGAATCTTTTCGTTCAATTAAATCCCACATTAGATTTTCCCTTTTCTCTTTAATGTTTCAGATATTTTGCGCTTAGTTTCCTCGGATACTGCGTGACCTTTCTGTGCTTTTCTCATATTTTCTAAAGCAGCCTCACTCGGTTTCAACCCAGTTCTAGTGGCTGACATTTTCTGCTTTGTTTCTGGTTTTAGAGGAATTCCAGTTAATTTTCCTTTTCTACTCTTAGAGATTCTTTCTTTGGTTTCTTCGGATCGTGGACCAAACACCTTTCCTTTTCGAGCCTCAGATAGCTTTTTTCTATGATCTTCTGTGTAAACTCTACAGCCCTTGCCCTTGTTTGACTCTGAAATTTTCAATTTTGTTTCTTCTGAAATTTTCCCCGGTCCTCTCACTTCTTTCATTAAATTGTAACCGTGGTCTCTATCATATGCCTTTTTAGCTTTTAGCCACTGGTCTTCCCAATAATCCAACTCCTCTTGTTGACATTCTTTGACGATTGTAAATTCAAAAACTAGTGGATCTTGAGTCCAAGCATACTGAAGATGCCTGTTTCTATGGGTCCCCAAATTAAGAGTGCGTTTATGTTCTCTCCAACGCTTTTCGATGTGGCCTGATTGTCCTATATAGACTTTCCCGTTTAGGGTGTTGGTGATAATGTAGATTCCTGAACTCATTTGTTAATGTCCTTCGATGATCCTATACTAGAATCCGAAAGATACTTTATTTAGTTCCCTCTAAGCCAATTCCCTACACGCTTCCAGATCGAGACCTTGGGCTTCTCGTAGACCCCAGACTTCCACACCGCCACCGGACGAGCGTGATTGTGAGGCTGGTTGGAGACCTTGGTGTACCCGGTCTTACGGATCAGACCATTCAGAGCGGCATTACGGATCATCGGACCCATAGCCCTAGGCTCATCAGGAGCGCCGATCCCCTTGCTCTGGAGAATCACCCAGACCTCATCCGAAGTGAACTTCGGATTGGCTACGGCTGCATCGTAAATGGCCTTGGCAGCAGCGGCCTTCCATGCTTCACTGGCTCCGGCTTCAGCACGGGCCATTCCTTCTTCCTTACCTGCGTAATCTGGTGACATTGGTTCTCCTTTTCATAGCTATTATACTTGAGGAATTGGTGAAAATTATAGACAGGATTTGTCTATTTGTTCTTGGCTTCACCTATCTTTTTTCTTGTGGATGGGAATTTCGAATCGTAAGATTCTCTAAATTTAGGATCAAAACAGCCCCCCTTACTGGAGTAGTAGCTGCTACGAAAGGAGTTATAGAGGGGGTCTTTGGGGAGTATCCTGCACTTGTCCTTGGAAGAATTCCCAAATTCAAGAAGGAAAATTTTATTTTCATTATTACCCGTAATACGGCTGTTTTTATAGCAATAGGGGCACCAGCAATTTTTTAGCTTAATATTCCCCCAGTTCGCCTTCCACTCATGACCTTCAGCACATCTCCAAAGGAGGGTTTCGTTTTTGTTATTGTAGATTTCAGAGAGACATTCCCCGCTCTTTCCCAAAGCCCACTGCTTACACTCTTGTAGTTGAGAAGAACAAGTAGACACGCTAAAATTAAGTTCATTCTCCGAAGTGATCCCCAATCGCTCTAACTCTTCCTTAAGATATCCCTCTATATCTCTAGCAAAATAAGGGACTTCAATAAGCGTGATTCCATGAGAAGCACATAGCTCTCTTTTGATTTGATCATCCTGTTGGCGTTGTTGAAATCGCTCCATAGTCTTTCCAAAATGTGGAATGAATTTGTAGTGCTGCTCTCCATGATACTCAAAGGCTAAACGAAGCTCTGCTGAGTATCCATCTAGTTCCATTTTCCTACCTCTAGAATTAACTAACCACGGTAGGCTCTTTGTTTTTTTGAAGGTTTTACCAGTGTAGATTTGGAGGAAACTACGACAACGAGGCTCTTGGGTGCGCCAGTTGCAATCAGGACATCCTTGTCCTCGTTTAATGTGTGCCCAACTGGAAGAGAAACTATGACCATTGCTGCATTCAAAATTAAGATAGGCAGAATTATTTACATAGGTGTCAGAGGTAAGAGAAAAGGGTTTATCTAAGCAGAATAGTCTAATAGCTTTGATTCGGGCTTCAGACTCTGTTTTGCCCAGATCCCACAGTCTTCGTTTAGAGCAAAAGGGGCAACCCCTCCCTTGAGTGATTTTGTTGTGGGTAGCTAAAAACATGTGGTTTTCTTTACACCTATAGCTGTGGTTTTCTTTACATCCTCTGTATTCTGAGGCCACAAATTCAAACCCATTATTTTTCGCAGCTTCCCTTACTGTGTGAATGGAGAGCAGTGCATGTGTTGTCTCTCTTTGAAGACACCCACATGAACGACAAGAGCCCTCAAGCACACTGCTACTAGAGGCCACATGAGAGTTGCCACAAGAACACAGCCACTCCCAGGCCACATGCCCGGTTCTACGGCTTATAGTTGACCTAATGGGAGTTAGGCGGCAATCTAGTGGGAGTCGCCTAACTATTTCTTCTCGGGTCAGCTTCTTGGACATGTAATCTCCAACCACATTATACTTGAGTTACAGAGAAATTAGTCATAAATAGTCAAGTTCCCTTTAAAAAGAAAATCGGTTAATGGCCTTCAAAATGCGAGTCATAGTGGAGTCAATCTTATGCCTGTTATTTAAATGCACCCTATTATGACATTTAACACATAAACAAGTAAGGTTACGAGGATGGTTAATAACTTCCGTTTCAAAATGGTATGTATCAGAAACCTTATGCCAAAATCTATTAACCAGTAAATGACGCATGGTAATATGGTGAACATGGAATTTACCAGAAGTTTTTCCGCAATAGACGCATTGTTTTAGTTTACTCACCCTATACAAATTTCTACGAGAACGAGAGCTTAGAGGGAAGATTCTCAGTTCCTTTCTTTTCCTATTTTTAATGTGCATAGGTGCCTGAGAACAATTTTTACAATTCTTTACATTCATGTTAAATGTAGCTGAAGCAAAACCTTTGTATTCAATATGACAGTTGGTGCAATATAATGTGTCCCCTTTATAGCTAACTTTTTTTATTCTAATGCTGGAATTAATTGATTCCATAAGTTTGTTCCATTCTTCTGGAGACTTTGTATTAGGGGGGGATATATGCTTTCCACAGCCACAACCGAGAGTGCCTCCCCCTCCTTCAGAAACATCTCTAATCCAGTAAGTCACAATCTTACCACAATCGCATTTAAAATTCCAATAACAACGAGAATTTTTGCCTTTAAGGATAGTATGACTATAATTAATCGGGGTCAGTCTTGTGCCATGTGCCATTTTTGCTTGTATCCCTTCTACACTGGCATACTTCCATTTCTCCAGTTTACAACGGCATCCACAGGATTTATTCCTTTTAGCCTTAAAGTGCCCCGCTTGAGTAGTATAGATATCACCACAAAAGCATTTTACTACAAAATAAGCAAAGTTTTGTCTGCCCTTAAACCTCATTTCATAGTCTAGAACCTCAAGTTCACCAAATCCATTATCAACCTTGCGGCCAATCCAGGAATCCCAATCTGCCACGCGAGACATATCTTTTACTTAGCCCTTTCACGGATAGTGGCAAGGTCTTCGTCAATCACCCAAATGTTTTGTTTGCCAAGTCTCTCATGCGTTCTGTATCATCCTTAATCTTTTTTGTAGATGCTTCTCTAAACTCTGGAGTGTCGAGAATTTTAAATCTTTTTTCCATAGCCGTTCTCGACCATTTATCTCCAGCACCCCAGGCTCCAGTGTTCCAATCACGCCAGAAGTAGTTCTCTCTTTGTTTAATTAGAATATTATCTTCATCTAGATGATTTTTATTGGCTGTTTTACACTGCCAACGGTTGTCCATAGCTTTTAAACGAGCAAACAAATCCCAAAATTCTTCGTCTGTATATAGGGGTTCCGGTGTGGGGTCATTCTCCCTTTCGAATAAGTCCTCAGGGGTTGCATACCACACTTCTCTGTAAAAAGCAACAAACTCTGGGTCATACTCCTTATGATTAGGGTTAGCGTAGTTTACCAGACAGCGCCACCAATGACGATCCCATTTTTTGGTTACTCTTTTCCCACTATCCATAATGGCGTTTTTTACCCCAGTGAGCGGGGGGAATGTTGAATTGTACAGTTCAGTAAACTCTGGATCAAAATGAAGGGTCTTATGGGTAAGTGTCCACAAATCTGAGTAGAGATAATCGCAGCTAAACACCCTACGGCCATTCTCCATAAGTTCTTTTCTAGAAGACTTTAGCCTCTCTACTTCGGAATTAAAGGCTTCTTCTTGAGAGAGTCCATTTCTTAGGTAGTAATTAGAGGTCTTGCTCATGTTATAAGCAGGATCTAAAGTGTCCAAGTAGTGTTGTTCACGCTTTTGTATTTCTGTTTTATCACACAATTCAATTATTTGAAATTCAAAAAGTTCAGGCCCATGCTGGGTCCAAGCCTCCTGAAAACGACTAGAATGGTGCTTACCCTCATTGGCCTCTTTTTTATGAGAAGACCATCTATGTTGAATATTAATCGAAGCACCAACATAGATGTCATTGGTGCTTCGATTAATGATGGAATAAATTCCAATTAGGGCAGATTTAGCCAACTTTTTAGTCCTCTCTTGCTCATTATACTGGAGACACTTAGGTTTACTACTTGAAATTACAGGTTGCTGCGAACACGAATGGCGGTGAAGTTGTCATCAACCAGCACCACACCATTCTCATAGACGGTCTGCATGGCAGTGACAGCACAC